CGAGGCAATAGTTGTGTAAATCCCAGTAGATTAGGTACGATCCCAATAATTGACGGTAAATTCAACCTCTATAGTTTGTACGTCGCCGCTTTCGCGATCCACGTCAGCCGTTGTGATCGATACGAATTGACACTCGTAGCAAACATACTGACCGCCGCCAGCAGCTGCGCCTTCACCGATGCAATCACGAGGAGTGATGGTAACAGTGATCGGTTCGCAGTTGTAGTCGAGCCAGAATTGCTCAAGTGTTTTGAAGATTACCGGATCGTACGGAGCAGTCAGAGTGATGTTGTCCGCAGTCCGGGGGCCTACGACGTGATACAGGCGGTTGCCGGTACCATTCGCGTAAGCGGTACTATCCGAGGAGTCATTAACTCCACTAAACTGGGTGAAGACCGAAGTAAAAGTCGGCCCTCCAAGCGCAGTAAACGAAACTTCGTACTGAGCCTTTGTAATCGGGCGAAGAATAGCCATTAGAACACCTCCTAAATTTCCTTCCTAATCAGGACAGGATGTCGGTGACCATAGCTCCCGAACCGATCAGACCGGTGGAGCCAAGACCCACCAGGTTAACCACACGCTCAACGGTGATCTCAGCACGTACTACACGACGCTCACGGATGTAGTACTCAGGGCGAACGGCAGGGGTGCCAGTCAGCTGATAGGTGTAAGCGAAGGCAGGGGTAGCGGCGTTAGCACCGCCAGCAGGCATTACGCTGTCGCTAGGGCCATTGGGGCTGTAGAACAGCAGGATGCCGTTCTCAGGGAACACCGGCTGCAGGGTGCCGTCGGTGGCCAGATAACGACCCTCAGCCACACGCAGACCACGCTCGAGACCGAAGTAGCGGGCGAGCATGTCGGTGTCGATGCTGTCGGCGGTGGTGTACTTGATACGCTCAAGGATCGCCTGGTTGGTCAGCAGCTGGTCGAACACAGCAGTACCAACAACCATCGAGTTAGGACGGATACCGATCTGGTTAGCGACCGAGCGCTTCAGAGTCAGGATGTCTTCGATCGGGTTGGAGGTCAGGGCGGACCAAGCAGCAGGACCGGAAGCAGCGCCGTAGGCGGTGTTGAAAGCGGTCCAGTTGGTGAAGCCGAGGCCGTCCTGGGCGCCAGCGCCAGTGTTGGGCTCGTAAGGGTTGTAGCCAGCGGTTACGGTAACAGCCTGAGATACGGTGTACTCATAGGCGTTCATCAGGCGGCTCATTGCGTTGCGAGTTTCAATCGCACGCAGGTCTACCTGAGCAGGACCTTCACCGGCGTTCTCGATGACTTCTTCCGGCAGTTCCCAAGCCACCACTTCTTGCTCGAGAGCATAGGGCTCCGAGTCGTAACGGCTTTGAACGTAAGGAATGTTGGTGCCATACGCACGACGGAAGTCGTTAATGGCAAACTGCTCCTTGCCGAAGCGCAGGATCCGGCCAGCACGGGTCGGGGTGTCAACTACGGGGGCAATAAAGTTGGCGATATTGGTCGCCGGGAGCATGAAACCCTGTGCAAGTGTCGTCAGAATAGGATCGACACCTGCATAGGTTTGTTGCAGGTTCATCATGGGAGGAGATCTCCGAAATCTTTGTCTTCAAATGTGTGCACACATGGCTGGGTCTTACACCACATGAGGATGCCCAGCCACTTACTTATCAGGCGAAGCTTACGAGAGCCAGACGGCGGCCACCGATGGTGATGTTCTCACGAACGATCGGGGTGGTGCCATCAAGGGTCACAGCGGTGCCAGCAGGAACAGCTTGACCAGCATCGTTCACTTGCAGAGCAGTGTTGATGGTGATAACGCCAGCAGCGGGATCCACTTCAATCAGCAGCAGGCCGCTGGTGGCGATGGTCAGCTGACGAGCGGTGTAAGGCTGAGCCAGAGCGGTAGGCATGAAAGCCTGGTTTACACCAGCGATGAGGCCGGTCCAGTTGCCGGGAGCCAGAGCGTCAGGCTGAGCAGCCACGTTGGGGCCAGCGCTGGAAACATAGGTTACAACGTGCAGTTCGCCAACTTCGACGATACCTACGTTGGTGCCAGCAGCAGCTTCTGCGGGGGAGCCGATTTCGGCGTCCACAGCGGCTTCAAAAGTCTCGGCGTAGCGGATGTACTGCTTGCCGTAAATGGGGGCGGCGTTAGTAGCCATAATTTTTCTCCTGTGTGGGACTAAAATATGTAACGGGTTTTACCCTAACGGTACTCAATGAAACAACGACAGTTCGCGTAACATTGGCAACCTTTGCCGGGCATAGGCAGCTCACCTAAGGGTCTCCACCCTTCGGAGCTGTATCGACGACAATCCTTGCAAGTTCTTTTATCGTCTCGTGCAACTCTTCTCATTTCTTTATATCCTTGATCTCGGGATACCATGTATTCGCCGAGGTTAAAGAATGAAAAAGTTGGGCGAGCGAGATAGTTAATTACTCGTGTAACAAGAGCGGGCCAAGATTGACCTTGAGCTCTTTTCTGTTCGGCTTCTATGAGACCTTGTTCCTCTGGGTCAATATCCAGAAGCTCTTGGTCCCCGAGAGCCAGGGCACCGGCCAAATCGTAATCAGCAAAGTCTACGGTTTGGTCTCCTAGCCTAAGTACACCTGTGTCGATATATTCCTTGGTCTCTGCCAAGAACTTTGTAAGAGGTGGGAGCATATCACCAACGATCATTGGCCATGCTTTTTCCATCTTCTCGTTAGGTTTGTCGTTTTTTGATCCAAGGATCACAGCGGCAAGAGCCGAGGTGAGAGTCTTATCGAGCATAGTCCGCTCGTATTCTTCCCACCTCAGCAACTTATCACGAAATCCTTTCACTAGGCCAAGGGACTCTGCCTCCATCCGTTTCTCCAGAAGGGGTTGCTCTTTGTATTTTCGAGCGAGAGTTTTGGCCTGTTCCATGTAGTCGGATCTCCGCTTAGTAGCCATTCCGACCATTGAAAGGAGATCCATAACTACCTCAGTTGTACATTGTCTTCTTCAGAGCTTCGACATAGTCGAG